TTGCGGCTGGTGGTTCAACTACAGATGCTAACGTAACAGACGGAGCTGACTTAAGAGTTGGTGACACAGTAATGTTAGTAGATGCTGGTTCATCAACAGCAAATACACCAGCAATTTCTGCAATTTCTGGTACTGACATAACATTCGGTAGTGCACTATCAGGTACACCTGCAAACGGTTCTTCAACTGTAGCAGACAACCTATCAGTGCAAACTAGAGCAGGATTAACATCAATTGATGATATCGTTGCAATTAACAACGATGCAACAGTTGGTAACGGTGGTGTAAAGAGGTTCGCTGGAGCTTATGACTTAACTACAGCAAACAGAACTTCAGGCACATTCGGTGCTGCTGCTACTGTAAAAGGTAACAGTGGTGTTGGAAGAGACCTATCTCTAAACCTACTTGATGACTGTATTCAGTCTATCAGGACAAATGGTGGAGAACCTAAGTTAATTCTTATGGGTCACGACCAATACTTTAAATTAGAGAGATTACTTAACTCGCAACAGAGATACATGGGACAGGAAGAGTACCAAGTAGGTGTAGGTTCTGAAAAGACCTTCCCGGGTACAAGAACTGGACTAGTTCTCGCAACTTACCAAGGTATTCCAATTCTACCAGATGCAGACACTACTAAATCAGAGGCTGCTTCAGGTGGTTCAAAATTGGGTTCAAACGTATACGTATTGGACACAGACTACCTTGAAATCGCTGTCGCTCAACCTACTCAGTATATTGAGAACAGAGATTACTTCGCAGCTGACGCACTTGTAGTCAGAGGTTTGCTATACACAATGGCAGAGTTCAGAGCTTACAGGTTTGACGTACAGGGTGCGATTTTAGACTTAAACTCATAGTCTTATAATATATGGGGATGGGAACTTACTCATCCCCATATCTATAAGGGGGGAAATAAAAATATGGCATTAACAATAACAAATCCCGGTTCATCAAGTGACGTAACTGGAGTTCCCGGCAATATAAAGTATGTTATTAAAGACATTACTTTTGATGACTCATATCCAACTGGTGGTGAATCTTACACTGCTACACAGATGGGGTTAGAGGAACTATACATTGTTCTTATTTCACAAAAATCAGACGGTTATGTGGTACAATATGACTACACTAACGAAAAGTTTGAAATTTATGAAGCAGGTGCAGACGGTGCCGCATTGGACGAACTTGGTGACACAGCAGATGCGAGTGGAATTGCAATTAGAATAATTGCTTACGGAAAGTAAAATGTCCACAAAAATAAATCTACGATATTAAAGCTGTCTTAGAGCAACTTTCTAGGCAGCTTCGTAGAGGACTATATGATTAGGAGAATAAATACATGTCAATAACAAATGATTATTTTGACTCAGCGTCTTTTGAAACGTGGCAATCAGACCCAAGTACAAGAACCGCTGTGCAACCATGGGACAGATACGTTCCTTTTAGTGGTTCAGTAGGCACAAGTGCTGCTGATGTAATAAATATTTACTCAAGTGCATACTACGATATAGACCAAGGGGCAACTACAGCAAATTTAGAATTACCTTATAGTGGTAGTCCCGGCATAAATAGAATTTTAAACCCATCAATAGAAAACTCAGATATAGATGAATTTACAGCAGTGGGGTCAGCTATCTCAAGAACAACTGGGGCACCTTTCTTAGGGTCAGCAGAATTGACATGTAACCCAGCGAACTCAGCAGCTAAGGAAGGATTTACTGTTACTACAGATACTTTAGCTGGAGGCACATCAAGAAGCTCAGATGCATATTTATGTGCACAAGGAATGGTAAGAGGTGCATCAGCATCAGGAGATGCAGTAATCCAAATTTTAGATTCTAGTGATTCTGTCTTAGCTACTAGTGAAGCAGTTAGCTTAACAACATCTTACCAAAGAGTATCAGTACATTACAAACTTCCAGTAGGTGGGGCAACTTATAAGATTAAGTTCTGTTCAAATACACAGCACAATATTAATATGTTGTGGGATGCGTTAATGTATGATAAAAGAAAAGACACAAAAGTTATTGATTACATAGATGGTAACCTTGCTGGTGGTAACACATACCAATGGGAAGGAACTACAGACCTATCAAGGTCAAGACATCTATCTCCAATAGGTGCGATTAGAGGGATAAGTATTAGAAACACTCACGCATCACAAGTATTATATGTAGCGTTTGATACTGTTGCAGAAGCAAGTACAGCCGCTATAAAATTAACTGGTAATGATACTACAGAACATAACTTCTTTGCTAGCACACATCCATTAGACTTCAG